GTTTAATATTTTTTATTTTTAGCCAGAATAATATCAAAAACATATTTCATCTTAACGCTTTTCCCAACAGGAACAATACACTCGTCGTTAATCGATATTGGTATATAGTCTTGATGGCTAAAATTTTTATGGAAAGAAAGAAGTAGGGCTGCCGCTTTAGTTGTTAAACTGGCGTTGTTTCCGTAGGCGCTTTCGTGTTTTTCTGTAACAATATCATAATTAGAAACATTTTCAGAAAACCATAGTTTCTCCCACCTATTCAGCAGAGATGAGTACGAAGGGGCGTATCCTCCCTGTTTTTTGTAAAAGAAATAATAAATAATTTCCTTAATAGTATTTTCAAATCTTTCAGTGATGAGATCCCTGGCAAGAATTTTTTCCGGTAAATTGTCCTTGTGCCTATACTTGTATAGTAGCGCACATGTTTGATAGTCTTTAATGGATTGTACGTTAATTAACTGCATTATGAAAAATCGCCGTTATTTAATAAATCATCTAATATAGAAGACGCGTCGTAAGATGTCGAAGTAACCATTTCGTATTCTTCATATGTCTTTTTGGAATCCACATATCTTACAAGTGGTGGCTCATAAGAAAAAGTAGAGCCCGTTATTCTGTTCTTGGGTATTTGAAGCTGCATGATGTTTTCATCCTCAGAATCATCTCCGCTGATAAGCTTTTTCTCAGTAATAAATATAGTTACTGCACACTTCTGCTGAATAGCTAAAGACCCACCTGTATCTGACTGCATTACAACTTCCCTTCTTTCTTTCATTCTATTGGAATTTTCTTGAGCTGTAATTATAAGTACGCAGTTCATATCTCTTGCAAGCTTTTCTAAACGAACCATCATTTCCTCAAACTCGCCCCACCTAGCCTTTCCCTTTGATCTGGTAAACATAGATTGTATGGTATCTATGACGATAACATCTGGGATATCCTGATTCTGCAGGAGGATTTCCCTGAGCCATTTTTCAAGATCTTCAAAATACGGAGTATCCGGATCGTGTTTGACCATAAGGCGATCACCCCACTGCATAAGTCTGCTCATAAACAAAGACATATATTTTCTTTTATCATCTTCATTCCAATTACTTACTTCCGCATAAACGTTCCTGCCTATTACTTGTGTCATCAATATTTTTTCCCAATGACTTCTAGCCTCTTCAAAATTAATATATAAAATTTTGTATCCATTATCCAGCCAATTGTTTACGAGGCATTTGGCAAACGTACTCTTGCCCTTGCCTGAAGCCGCAATAATCGCATGAACAGACCCCCTGTAAAAGCCCCCGTCGTTTGTATACCCCATGGCTCTATTCAGGGATTTATATTGTGTCGGTAAAAAATCTGGGGTATCTAATAAAGAATCTATTTTTTCTATGATTTCTTTAGCTGTCACCACACCATCGTAGGGATTATAATTAATTTGATTTTCTAGGGTTGTTATTTCTATGGCCAAAGACGTCATTTTGGACAAATCTTCTTCAGATTTAAGTCCTTTTTGACTTAAGATAAACTCCAGTTCTTTTAATAGATTCTTTTGTTTAATTTTATTATGTTTGTGTTTTATAACTTTTGTGACTGCTTCTGGCGTAGAGAGTTTCATTTTCCCCAGGATATCCATCATTAACTCTACGCCATGCTGACCGTTTAGTGCTTCATATAAATCACTTTCTGTTTGCATCCAGGTTTGAAATGCAACCGGATCAACTATATCTAGATCGGTAGATGTAGAGTAGGAAATTAAAGATTTATAAAACTCATTTATTCCATTTTGGCCCTCTAAAAGACCAACCATATCTGTATGTAAATTGTTTTTAAAAAAAGATATTGCCCCCGACTGCCTAAAAGACAGCGCAAATATTTGGTACTCGATTGGGTATACATCATGGGTAGCCTGTACCGCAGAATTATCTGTCATGATACTTCTTTTTATTCTTAAATTTTTGATACATATCTTTTTTTCTTTTATTGTATTTCTTTTTTTGTTGTTGATAGTATTTATTATCTTTTATATTTTTTTTCTTGGATCCCTGCTCTACTTTAAATTCCGTATTACGTATGGCCTGCATTATTCTATCATATACCGCTTCTTCTGTGAGCAGGTCGTTGTATCTAAAAACAACAAAAGCTATGCCAAGTTCCTTGCATTTTTCTGCCTTTTTTCTGTCTCTTTCAACGGCTTGATTAAAGTCGTCTTTAGATTCATAAAATCTCTGCGTATAATAAAAGTGTTGTCTTCCATGAAACTCTGCCGCAAGTTTATACGTAGGACAATACACGTCAAGCTTTAATCTGTCACCAATGTGATATTCATTGACAACCCTATGCCCAGGCAGGAGTTTTTTGACCACATGCGTTAAAGCTGATTGACCTCTAGACGATTTTTTCTTCTGTTCTTTTATCCAATTAAGACCAAGAGAGGAGATTTTTTTATTTAAACTATTATAAGATAAATTAATCTCTTTTGCTATTTCTGATAAAGTAAAATCTGAGTCAAATAATAAGTCTATAAGAAAAAGATCATCTTCTTTATCAGTTTTTATATGTTTTTTTGTCATTAAATTTTGTCCTATCAAAAAACTTAGTTTTTGAATAGCTTACTATCTTTCCCAAATCAAGAATAGAAAGATCAAACTTATTCCAGATTCGATGAGCTAAGCCAGATGCAAGAATCGGACAATCCAATACGACCACGTCGCTTAGGTGTTTAACTTCATCTAAAAAATTACATATTTCATCAAGCTTGTTATAATAGTCATTATGTGGGACACACGTATAAGCTGCCGGAAAGCCCAATAGTTGGGTTATGTGCTTTTTATCATTGAATGACACAGTAATAAACGGTGAATTTTTTAAATAAAACTGAACAAAAGAATTAAATACAGACTTGTTAGAATTGTAATAATTTTCTAATGTAGATGAATTAAAATAAACAGAATCATCTTTTAAGATAGATAAATCTAATTCGTTGTCTTTATCCGCCGAGTAAATAAACGAAGAAGGAACCGCCCTCATATACGCCGGATCTTTAATGGAAAAAGATTTATTAATTTCATCTATAAAATTCGTAGGTATAAGTTTTTCATTTGATGGGCTTATGGCTAACAGCGCTGTTTTTGGAAAAGATACGTATGCATATTTGTTTTTGCCTAGCATCTTTTTCGTAAGGGTTTGGATAGTCTGTATCTGACCCACTAACCTAATTTTATTTTTCATATTATACTCCAAAATTTCCCCAACTAATTAATGTTGGATTTTTATCGATTATTGATTGTATGTGTTTTATATCATGAAATTCACCTTTATCTATTGTTATGTATCTTTCATATTTTGATATTTTATCTTCATCTCTTTGGTATCCCAAATGTTTCATTATTAGGCCAGAATTTAACCAATAATTTCGTTCTCTCACCCAATTCGCAACATATGATGGTTCTGAACCACAGGCAAGTCGTTTATTTAAAAAACCACCATTTTGTTTAAATCTAAAAATTCTTAAACTATTATTTGGAGCCCACAGTTTATCTTGCCTATATTGCAGCTCATTCCACATATGATAAAATTTTACGTTTACTACATCAAATTCAGACTTATTTAAAACTTCTTTAATGTTTAAAGAAGAAAGATCATCTTTTCTATACAGCATTTCGTCGCAGTCAATAGCTATAATCCAGTCACCAACTTGCGCATGCTGTGAAAGATTGCCCCAAGCATAGGCACGCAGCTGCCCTTCATGCTTTGGAAAAAGCGGCTCTGGGGTTCGATAGGTTGTGCAGTATTGTTTAGCCAAAGATAAAGTGTCATCTTCGGAGCAATCATCGGTAAAGATGATACCATCAACCTGAAAAGATAGTCTTTTTAAAACCTCTTCTAAAAACCTACCCTGTTCATTCCTGCCAACCATTTGGGCATAAATTTTTGCAGTCATAAGATTTTCCTATGTGAAAAAGGGGAGAGTGCTGACCACACCAACAGCACTCCCCCCAACAAAAATGGTTGTTAAATTTCCAACATTTCTCTAACATTTACAGCAGAGACTCTCTCTACGTCTGTGTTAGTAGAAAGAATTTCACCCCCC